AAAGGAGATGATAGCTAGTGGGGAAATTTGCAAAGAAGCAGCTCTTAGGTAAATATGCCCGAGAGGCGCAAATTACAAACATCGAAGCGAACGAAGACCGTACCGTCGAATTGTCCTTTTCTTCTGAAGAACCATATGAAAGATGGTTCGGAACAGAGATATTGTGTCATGACGAAGGCTGCGTTAACTTAGACCGATTTAATAACGGTTTAGGCACATTGCTATTCAACCATGACCGCAGCGCAGTTGTTGGTCACGTCGATAAAGTGTGGATTGAAGATAATCGCGGCAAGGCGATTGTTCGATTCGATGAAGATGATGAATCCGAAAAGATCTATCAAAAAGTGTTAAAAGGCACATTACAAGGTGTGAGTGTCGGATATGACATAAGTCGATATGAGGAATTAATCGATTCCGATTCTAAAAGTTCCAATGGCCGGTTTACAGGCCCAGCATACGTAATTACATATTGGGAACCATTGGAGATTAGTGTTGTGTCCGTCCCTGCAGATCCGACTGTAGGGGTAGGCAGAAGTGTAGAAGATAATGAGGAGGAACCTATGAAAGGTGATGCAAAAGCAAAAGGCACTGAGCAAAACGTGCCACAAGTAGTACCGGAAGTACCAGAGTCCGGAGTTAAAGGTTTTAATGCAGATGATGCTAAAAAGTTGATTGCGGCAGAACGTGAACGCGTATCTACAATCACAAGTTTATGCCGTGATTTCGAAGTTGATGGTGTAGATGATTTCATCAAATCTGGCAAATCTGTTGCCGAAGTTCGTGAGGTAGTAATGGACGTATTGCGTGAACGCAATAAGCCAGTATCCATTAAAGTCGGTGAAGCAGATTCTGATAAGTTCCGCATGGCTATGCAGGACGCTTTGATGATGTCTATGGGTATCCCAGTCGCAAATCCTGCACCAGGTGCAGATGAACTTCGTTCTATGTCCTTGATGGAATTAGCACGTGAGTCTATAGCTCGTGAAGGTCTAACTGTTAATTACTCCGATCGATTGGAATTAGCTCGTGAAGCTATCAACTCTACATCCTCTTTCCCAATCGCGTTGTCTAATGTAGCAAATAAGGCCTTGATGCAAGGTTATGAAACTGCACCATCCACATTTGCAACATGGGCTGGAAAAGGCAGTAACCGTGACTTCAAACCAGCAAAACGTATTTTGCTTTCCGAAGCAGCCGAATTGAAACTTGTCCCTGAGGGCGGACAATTCAAGGATTCCCAAATGAGCGAAGCAGGTACGAATGTTAGTGTATTGACATTCGGACGTACGTTCAGCTTAACACGACAAGCTATTATTAATGACGATTTGGGTGTATTTAACGATATTTCTTCTAAATTCGGTCGTGCAGCAAAAAATAAAATCAATAACATGGTATATGACCTTTTAAGCGGCAATACTGTGTTAGAAGATGGAAAGGCTTTGTTTAGTGCAGACCGTAAGAACTTAGCAACTACAGGCTCTGAGTTAAGTGTTGTATCTTTAGCTGCAGGCGTAGCGGCTATGCGTCGCCAAAAACATATTGGTGAAAATCGTAATTTGAATATCTCACCTACGTATTTGATTGTTCCACCTGAGCTCGAAGCATTAGCGTATCAAGTAGTTAAATCTGTGGTAGACCCTGCTCGTAGCAATGATACAGTTAACCCATTCAGTGGTCGATTCACTATCGTCGTAGATGCAGCATTAACGGATCCGCATGCTTGGTATTTGGCATCCCGTCCTACAGATGTACAAACTATCGAAGTAACGTACTTAAATGGCATTGAAACACCTCGTTTAGAAACGCAAACAGGCTTCAAGGTTGACGGCATCGAGTACAAAGTAGCAATCGATTGCAACGCAACAGCTCTCGACTTCCGCGGTTTGTATAAAAATCCTGGTAAATAATTAGTAACTGATTAGGAGGTAAATAGATATGGCTAAATTCATTCAAGAACTAGACCGCGTCGATTTTAAAAATACAACAACCGAAATGATTGAAGTAGGGGACATCGTTCCTATCGGTAAAATGCACGGTGTGGCAATTACAAACATTGGTCCTAATTCAATCGGTGCAGTTAAGGTAACTGGCTGTTTTGAAGTAGCGGCATTAACATCCGATTCTTTTGCAGTAGGTGATACTGTGTATTTCGACAAAGATCAAAAGCGAGCATCTAAGACGGACACTAACCCAGTATTAGGCGTGGCTCTTACAGAAAAACGCCCAGGTACTACAGTATTGGAAGTCGCTCTTGTGCCAAATGTAGAAAAGTAATGTAAAGGCGGGCATATGCCCGCCTACTCCATAGGAGGTAATGCACTATGAAATTAGGATATAGGCCTAATGCACTGCTTTCTGTATTTGGTGAGCGAATTACCTACAAAGGCCAAGTTATCAAAGCTAGCGTGGAGATTGGCGAATATGATGGCAAAGGTTCCGGATTTGTCGATAAAGCACTAGCTGATAAGGCTCAGATTTGGGTGCGTGCTAAGGATGTTCCTGAACCACGATCAAAAGACGAAGTGTATATCAATGGTGAAAAATGGTACGTTGATCACATTTCTAACTTTGACGGTACGATGTATTGCCTTGAAATCGTGCATAACGTGAGGGCGGTGAGACCGTAATGAGTAATGAACCTATTACGATTACAGACACAGCTACGCCGTATCTGAATTTCATCGCGGAAACCAAACCAGACTGGATGCGTAAGGCATTAAAGTCAACAGGATGGATGATGCAAAAAGAAATAAAGCAGGGCATCCGGTCGGGTGCACCAGGTGGACGTAGATATCCTAACTTCATGGCGCCGGCGCGACGTGCTGCATTTGAGTCAGCATTTGGTGCTAAACTTCGCAAAGCATACCAAAGTGGCGGACGAGCTGAACGAGAGGCCTGGGGCTCGAAATCGCGAAATGCCTTACTTGATATGGGTATTAGTGCCAGGACAATCGGATATAGTCCTCTTGGTAAGCTATCGAATGCAGTCGGATATCAATATGACAAGGGCAAGCAATCCGTCCGAGTTGGGTGGTTATCTAATTCGGCTAAACGGTTAGGTGAACGTATCGAGGAAGGATACACCAAGCAGATTACGGAGCCTATGCGCAAGAAGTTATTTGCTGCAGGCGTACCATTGCCTAAGGGTAAATCGATGTTCAAAATTCAGCCACGTCATACTTATGGACCTATGAAAGCAGCGTTACAGCCTAAATTGAAACCTTATATCGAAAATAAGATAGGCGACTACGCTATTTATGGTCCAGCTGCACAATCCGCATCTCGACGTAACTATAAGGTAAGGTGATTTGATGCAACAGACAATTCCACTGTCGCGCATCGTTGAACGTTGGGCTGAAGCCCTAGCGAATGATGAAGCGTTGACTAAATTTTGCAATGACAAATACGGAAAGCCGGCGCAACTGTATGTCGGCTACGACGATGTTGATGCACCGCTCGAAGAAGATTGCCCTTGCATCATATTACTACCGAGTAATAAGAACGAAGGGCTTGCTGATACCTACACATACTCGTTAATGATTGTATGGGGTATCGTCCATAAAGGTGCAACTCGCGTTAAGAATATTATTCGATACGACGGAGCGCTAGAATCGGATAACCTAGGACAGTTAATCATCGAATGCATTTGTAAGGTAAATCCAGCGTTTCCGGTAATCGGCATTGATTATGAATTAGACTCAATGAATTGGCGCCCAGTATTCACTGGACGTTTAACAGCTACTATAGAAATTCCGCATGTAATCGGCGGGAATATTGAATATTAAAGGAGGAAATGCATATGGCAACAGCAAAACGTGCACAGGGCTCTCAGTCCCATGTGGCGATTGCGTTTGAGGCGGATTTTGGTACAACGCCATCCACTGGTGGTGTAATCACGCCAATCATATCTAGCTCTATAAAAGCTAGTCAAAATTTAAACGATTCTACCGTAATCCGCGGCGATCGTAATCCTGCAGCGCCATTCCGTGGCAACATTGACACGTCCGGTAGTTTAACCGTACCTGTTGGTGTAATCGATATCGGCTATTGGCTAAAAGCTGCATTCGGGCAACCGACTTCTAATACAACTGGCCAAGCCCCAAATAAGAAGTCCGAGCACGTGTTTAAAATCGGTAATACGATGCCGTCGTTAACTATTGAACAGGGCTACCCTGATGTTAATGTATTCCAGCAATTTGCAGGTGTGCGGGTTAGTAAATTAGGCTTTAAGTTTGGCGGTGACTCCGAACTTACGGCATCTGTGGATGTAATGGGCTGTAAGGAAACATTAGCGGCCACTACATTCGATGCTGCAGCTAAGGCAGTTAATTTCTTACCGTTCCAAAATCTTAATGCAACTATCAAAGAGGGCGGCGTTACTGTGGCCAATATTTTAAGTTGCGATATCAACTTTGACTTTGGCTTGGATGGTGATTCTTACGCTATTGGCGGTAAAGGCTTTAGAACATACATCGACCCAGGTATTGTGTCAATTTCCGGGACGATTAAAGCGTTCTTCCAAAATAAGGACCTTTTAAACAAAGCGGTTAATGGTACAGAATCCAGCTTGGAATTGCGACTTGAACAAGATGACTGGTCGCTTACATTCAAATTGCCTGAACTTGTGTACGAACGACAATCTCCAGGCATCGATGGTCCTCGTGGCGTCAATATTGAATTGCCGTTTAAAGCATACTATCGTGCAGATGCTGGTCGCTCCGCATCCATCATTACATTAGTTAATAATCAAGAACAATACTAGGAGGTGCCAATATGGCATTTGAAGATATCAAAGTAAGAGGCTTAACATTCGCTGAACGTGGCGAATTAATTAAATCCGGTTTAGACCCATTGTATACTCCAGTTCCGGAGGAAGCACCGGACACAGAGCGCTTATTGCGTTCTCGTGACCTTGCACAATGGATTATGCAGCGCATTTACGGATTGACTGAAGATGAAATCAACGCAGCACCTGACAATGATCTTATGGAAATTGCGCTTGATACCATGCGGTTTACTCATGAAAAAAAGGCTGAAATCGAAAAAAACTAATTGATGCAATACTTTGGCTTAACTCCGATAAGCCAAAGTATTGCTCTGATTGTATCAAGATGCAACGTGAGACCAAACAGCATTTTGACTGTTCGGAGTGTGAGTTTAATTCCCCGCATCAATTAGATGGAACTAGACAAGCCATGCGAGTATACAATGCAAGTCGAATGCAGCGACGTTGGCATTCAGGCGGTATTGCAGGATTCGATATGCCAGCGGTATTAGAAGTGGCGAAGGCTTACGGCATCGAGCCACTACCGCACCTTATCGATCTGCTTGTAATCTTGGAAGCTAAAGAGTTGGAGGTGGCGCACAAGAATGGCCAATAATTTAATTGATATTGTCGTTCAGCTGACCGATAAGAATACGGAAGCAGGGCTCAAGAAAATTACTGCAAGTGCCGAAGGCGCCAAATCCGCTCTTGGCAAAATGAAGAATGACCTTATGGCGATAGGTGCCGGTGTTGGTGTAGTAGGCATCGGTGCCAAACTTGCCAAAGAGGCAATTCAATGGGACGTAGCCGTTAAGAAACTATCAGGGATTACCGGTGCTACAGCAAAAGAAACCAGTGAATTATTAGCAGTGGCTAATTATATGGGCGTTGCTATGGAAGATAGTGCTGGTGCATTTGCTAAGTTCTCTAAGAACGTCGGAGCGGCCAAAGAGAAAATGGAAGTCGCTCGGGCAGAGGGGAAACTCGGTACTGATATATTTAGTAAATTAGGCTACACGCTTGAAGATATCAAGGGTAAGAATACTGTTGAAGTGTTTAAGATGATACAGGAACGTCTAAGAGGCATGAAGGACGGGGCTGAAAAGACTCGTGTCGAAATGGAGCTATTCGGCCGTACTGGCTATCAGATGCACGCCATGCTCAATATGTCCGCTGAACAGATGGACAAAGTGGCCGAACGTGCCAAAGCTATGGGCCTTATCATTGACGATGAGACTGCAGCTAAGTCCGCAAAGCTAAATCGGGAGTTAAAAGATTTAGAAAATACCGGAAAACGCCTAGCAGTATCCATCGGCCATGAGTTAGTTCCTGTGTTTAATGACTACGCAAAAGGCGTATTGGATGTAGCTAAAGAATTCGAGACAATGACCGCTGAGCAAAAGGAAGCTATCGGCGGAATTGTTAAATTCGGTGCAGAAGCCGGAGCAGTTATTGTCGTTATGCGATCACTAACCAGTGCACTCGGATTTATGCGATTGGCCACACTTGCTGCAGCTGGCCCTTGGGTAACATTAGCTACGGTAATCGGACTTGCTGGGAAAGCATTACTCGATTTTCGCTACAATGAAAAAACATCTGGCTCTTACATGGGGGTAGATGTTGATGGCAAACGTATTCATAAGAATACGAACTCAACAATAGGCTTGTCTGACAAGTTTAGGGAATCGCACGATACTCGATATTGGATTGAGGATAGTGCGTGGTTAGGTCTCGTAAAGAATGACCGCTTAGCTACAAAAGAAGAAGGCGCTAGAATCGATGCGGCGTTAAAGCAAAAAGAAGAGGCGGATGCTGCAAAGGCTAAACTCGATGAAGAACTTGCAAAAGCAAAAGAAGACCTCGCTAATGGCGGATTAACGAATACCGAGGCTATTAATAAGGCGAATGAAGAGGCAGCTAAAGCGGCCAAAGCCCAAGAGCAGGCAGCTAAGAAAGCCCAACAAGCGGCTGAAAAGTTGACGAGTGCAGTGGAACGCATGGCCGATTTGTATCGGTCACTTACTTTACAAAGCCTACAAATTGACGGCAGTCAATACGAAATCGATAAGCTAACTGCTAAGAACCAATATGAGGCTAACAATAAGAACATCCGCGATATTATCCGTTCTGTCTCAGGATTGAGCGGAGGCGTTACTGGTGAAGCCGTAAGCGTACTGGATGCAGCTAATGAGCAACTCGGTAAGGCATACGAGTTAGGAGCAGATGGTACCTGGGCAACGGATTGCGGCAAGCTATTCTCTGACTCTGTACTACAAGCATTCGGCAAGGATGTACCTCGATATGTCCCATCTATCATGGACGCAGCAAGAGCCGCTGGTGCTTGGCATGATGAGGGCGATGGATATGTTCCTAAAGCCGGAGATGGTGTGGTTGTACTTGGTGATAACCATATTGTAATTAGTGACGGAAACGGCGGATATACTGGTGCTAATTCCAGTACTGGTGTAGTTAGCAAACCGAGCGTATCAAGTGATTTTGGCGCTATTACAGGGTATGTTGATACCAGCTTATTAGCAGGAGGTGCTTCGAGTGCTACTGCTGATTCAGCAGGTAGTGCAGAGAATGCTAAGAAGCTCGCTGAGTCAAATCTAACCGCTCAAGTTAGAGCTAAGAATGAGGAGTTGTATCAAAAGCGATTAGCTGAAGCACAACGAAATCAGGCTATCCGTGTTCGTAAGATGAACGAGGATATTAAAAAACTCGATCTTGAACGCACCGGCGACCGATTGCAATTACTCAAAGCGGAAGCTGAAGCACAAAAGGCACAAATCGATGACAGCGTCCGTGATCATATAAAGGCAGTAGGCGATAAGGAACTCGCTGAAAAGAAAGCTCAAGCAGAGCGCTTAAAAGTGGCGTCTGATACTGAGCAGAAAATCAGAGAGTTAGCCTACACGCAAACAAGTGAAAATATTGACCACTTAACCAATATGGTTACTCTTGGCCGATTGTCTCGCAGTGATGCAGATGCTTTACTTGCTGAAGAGTTAAAGACCTATATTGACTATGCACGGAGTGAAGTCAATGAGGCTCAGTTAACAGCTACTCAAAGACTGCAGATTGAAAAGAACCTATTAGAGTCTCAACAAAAACTATGGGAACTCGCAGGTCGCAGTCTTAAAACAAGCCTACAAGAAGCCGCACGCCAATATAAGCAAGAGACTACCAATTATGCAGATTTAGCAAAATCTACTTTTGATAGTACGATGAGCTCTATCAACTCAGCATGGACAAATAATCTCGAGGCTATGGCAACAGGAACGAAGTCATTCAGTAAAGGCATTAAGGACATATTCAAGGATATGACAAACGCCATTATTAAGATGATGATTCAGTTAACGTTCCAACAATATGTTATGCCTAAGTTACAAGGATTATTTGGCGGCGCCGTTAGTGGTATTGGTTCCCTAGGTGCTGCAAAAGGGACATCGTCCTTTGCTGGTGGTGGTTCGTTTAGTTCTGCATTTACCGGTAATCGATTTGCCGCCGGAGGAAAAACGAACCCAGGGCTTATGTTGGTTGGTGAAAACGGACCAGAACTATTACAGTCCTCTGGATCCCATCGTATTTACACAGCAAGCGAAACTCGTAGATTGGTAGGTGGCGCTACAAGCAACAATGTAGTTGTTAATATCATCAATCAGTCTGGCCAAGAACTCGAAAGCAAACAACAGAACTCTCGGTTCGATGGCGAAAATTATGTTATTGATGTAGTAGTTCGCGCTATGGAATCAAACAAAGGAGGTATGCGTGACGCCATCAAGGCATCCGCAGTATAACTATATGGCAG